CAAGAAACTCGGCAAATTCGTGGTCGAATCGCTGTCCGAAGCCTGGAACCATGTCGACAACAAAGGCAACCTGCTCGACGCGGCGGTGGATATCAGCCTGAAAGAGTACATCGAGTCGTCGGGAAAATCCGGGGCGGTATCCACTACCGTGTCGGCGGCGGCCACGGCGAACAAGGCCAATGCCTTGGCGTCGAAAATTACATCACAGGCCAAGGGGATCGGGCTGAATACGGCGGCCATATCCGGCCTGGCCAAAACGGCGATCGCGGCAATCAAAGACCCGGTGTCGGCGCTTGCGGGGACAACCGGCCTCCTGGGCAATATCAAAGGGCTGCAGAACGTGTCGACTTATCTGGGCACGGTGAAAAATAAGGACTATTCCGGCGCCATCAGCTCGATCATGGGCGGCAAGTCGGAATCCTATCAAACGCTGGGGCTGAATGCCAGGGATATCGTGGCGCTGGCAAGGTCCGACCCGCAGACGGCGATCACCACAATTTTGACCAAGGTTTCGACCGGCGGCGAGCCAGCGTATACCGCTGCCAAGGATTTGTTCGGCGACCGAGCGGCAGCTCCGGCCATGCTGCTGTCCAAGCGGGTCGACGAACTGGCGCAGGCGATTAAGGGGGCATGAGTATGACACTGCCGGAAATCAGCTTTGTCGAAACAGATACAGGGAATATCGAATCGGCCATCATCACGACTTATGAGGCGCTGGCCGGCCGGACGCTCGCCCAGGGCGATCCGATCCGGCTGTTCTTGCTGTCGGTGGCGGCGATCATTGTGCAGCAGCGCGTGCTGATCGATTACTCGGCCAAGATGAACCTGCTCGCCTATGCCGAAGGAGATTATCTGGACCACATCGGCAACCTGGTCGGCGTCACCAGGCTGCCGTCGGCGGCGGCCATCACCACGCTGCGGTTTTCGCTATCGGCAGCGCAGCCGCAGGCCGTGACGATTCCCGCCGGCACCAGGGCGGCAACCGAGAGCGGCGTCGTGTTCGCCGCGGATGCTGTGGCGGAAGTGGCGGCTGGCAGCACCTATGTCGACGTTGCTGCGACCTGCACGGCAGTCGGCGATGCCGGAAACGGATATATGGCCGGGCAGATCAATAAAACCGTCGACCCGGTGGCGTATGTCGCCTCGGTAGCCAATACTACGGAGTCTGAAGGCGGCGCGGAGATCGAGGCCGACGATGCGCTGCGCGAGAGAATCCAGCAGGCGCCGGAGTCATTCTCAGTAGCAGGACCGACCGGGGCCTATGAGTTCTGGGCCAAAACGGCCAGCAGCCTGATCGCCGACGTGGCCGTCTATACTCCGTCTCCGGGGAACGTCGTCATTCGGCCGTTGTTATCCGGCGGAGAATTGCCGGGAGTGGAAATCCTGGACGCAGTCTTTGCGGTCTGCAATGCCTCGGACATCCGGCCGCTGACAGACAATCTGTCGGTGCTGGCACCGGAGGCCGTCGACTACGACATCGGCCTGACCTATTACATCAACCGGGCCGATGCGACATCGAGCGTGGCGATCCAGACGGCAGTCGCGGCGGCGGTTAATGCATACGCGCTGTGGCAAAAATTCAAACTGGGCCGGGATATCAACCCGGCGGAGCTCATATACCGGATACGGGCCGCCGGCGCAGGAAGGGTTGAAGTGACCAGCCCGGTCTATACGGCACTGGAATCGTATCAGGTGGCGATTGCCGGCAATGTGTCCGTCACGTTTGGGGGGCTGATCGATGGCTGATCTCTCAAACACTAAACTGGTTGATCTGCTGCCGGCCAGCATCAGCGGCGATGCGAACGTGATTGCCGCAGCCAACGCCATCGATGGCGAGCTGCAGAAGGTTACGGCACTGATTCCCGAAACGGTCCTGATCGCCCGGATTGATGTGCTACCAGAGAAGGTCCTGGATCTTCTCGCATGGCAATGGCACGTCGATTTTTATGAGCCGGTGGGGTTCAGCATCGAGAAAAAACGGGCCGTGATCAAAAACAGCATCGCCTGGCACCGGAAAAAAGGCACGCCATGGGCGGTGGCGCAGGTGGTATCGGCGACGTTCGACGAGGCTGATATCCAGGAATGGTTTTCTTACGGCGGCGATCCGTATCACTTCCGGATCAGGACGATTGACAATCTACCGGATGGCGAAGCCTATACACTGCTGAAACGGGCGAACGATACGGCCAAGAACACCCGGTCGTGGCTGGATAAAATCACGATCCAGCATGATGTGACGTTCGGGGATGGCCATGGCGGCACGGGGCTGCAATTCGGGCTTGTTACCGGGCTAGGCGGGAAACAGATCATCGGCCTGCCGACGCCTACCGGGGGAACCATGAATAAATTTGTCGGTTTTGCCCGTCGATGGGCGGGACTGGAACGCATCGGCCTGTCCGTGCCGACGGGTGCGCCGGTGAAACTGTTCGCCGGGGCGCTAATACGGCGCGGCGGAAAAATAACAATCGGGAGGAGTGCATAAGATGGGACAGTATAACGGCATGACCCTGACCACGGCAGGGCTGCAACTCGAAGCCAAGGCGCAGACCGGTACGACGCTGGCGTTTACCCGGGTGGCACTCGGTGATGGGGAGCTAACGGCAGGGCAGAGCCTTGCGGCGCTTACAGGGTTGATCCACTGGAAAATGGACCTGCCAATTACATCACTGGCGGTGATCGGGACAGGAACGGCGCGAATGACGGTTGTGCTGCAAAACGCGGCGCTGGAAACCGGATTCTTTGCCCGCGAGATGGGAGTGTATGCGACCGATCCGGACGCGGGGGAAATCCTTTACGCAGTGGCAAACGCCGGCGCGAGCTGCGACTATATCCCGGCCGGCGGTGGGGCGGACATCGTGGAGCTGGTGCTGGAGGTCGTGACTGTCGTTGGCCAGGCATCCAGCGTGACGGCAAACATCAACACGTCGCTTTTATTTGCGACGCAAACTGAGCTGACCAATCATATCAACAGTGAAAACCCGCATCCGAATTTTGCGATATGGGGCGCGGCTGTCACCAGCTGCAGCGATGTGATCGTCCGGCAGGCGGCATCGCCCAAAACAATCCGGCCGATGAATTTCGATACGTTCAAAGCGGCAATCCTCGGCGGCGACGGAACCGACATCCTCATCCTGCGTGGCCGGGTCAACCAGACCGAGCGGGAGCTGGCGAATATCGCTCTGCGACTGGAAGCCGAAGGAATCTATCCAGATTACAACGCTTTGATTGCCGAAGACTTCACCGATCCTGACCTGGTCGACCAGTTTGCCTGCGCGATCACATCGATCGTTGCCGGCGACGATTCGGTTGATGTGGAGACGCTTGTGGGTATCGTGCCGGGAGCCTGGTACACCATCAGCGATGGCGTCTATCAAGAGCGATGCCAGATCAAGTCGGTAGTCAAAAACGGCAGCACGTACCGGCTGATCATGCAGGATGAAATCCAGTAC